TTACTTTTTCGGTCTCAATTTTTATTTTCTTTTTTCTTGGCATTTAGAACTCATTTAGTAAACAATATGTAACTGGTTTTTTGTGTGCCTTAATATCATCAATTAAGATTTTATATTTTGAGGCAATGTTAGGTACTTGACATCCTGCGGACCAGTCATTAATTTGTGTTTTTTTTGCAGTAGATAGAATGTCATAGCTGTTCAAATGAAAGTTAATACCATAATAACCTGTCTGAGGTACACCTAGCTCTTCACTCTTGCCATCTTTATCACCATCTCTATAGACTACCACAGGAGCTCCTAGTTGTAAGAGTCCAGGTACTTTGTTTCTGTGCAATCCATACTTCCAAACATTGTAATACCACCTGTCAGATGCTAGAATAGCAGCACCAAGAGCATTAAATTTGTAATGATTTTTTAGAATAGTGAGGCCTGGATTAGTTGTGCCTGTCATAACACTATGAAATTTAGTGCCTAAAAAAGCATAAAATTTATCATCAAAGATATTAGTCTCATCCTCATTAGATCTTACACCTATGATCCAATAGTCATTAGGTATAAATTGAAAGGTATCTAATTGCTTGACTCTATCTAAGAGCTGTTGATCAGTGTAGTTCTTGACGTTGCTCATTTTTTTCTATTGTTAATTGAGATAAAGTAGCTGCAACTGTTCCTGCTGTTGCTACATATCCGGCAACAGTTACTACTAAAGCAGGTAAAGATACAGGAGCTGTCATAATTACACCTGCAACAGCACCCAATGCTATTGAATATCTTTGTATTATTTTCCAAAACTTAGGCGTTTTAGCAGACCATCTCTCTTTTAGTGTCATTTGTTTAAGTTTATGTCAATTAATTTGTTGACTGATTGTGTTAATTTTTCTATCTGTTGAGCTAGATTTTTTATTTCAATTTTAGTCATTTTTTCAATAGCGTCATATTTATATTTTAACTCATTTTCAACAAGTTCAATTTTACCTTTCAACTTACCCTGTGTTTCAACTACTTCTTTTTGTTCCTCCATTACTGATTTTAAGTCGCTGTGTAAGTTTTTTAAAAAGTATCCTATTAAAGATATCATTCCTGTAATAACAGTAAATGCAATTTCATTAAATCCCATCACAAAATTAATATATTGTTATTGTATCCATTTTCTCTGTACCCTCCACAATTACAATCCAGGTTATTGCAGTTACCATTACAATTACAAGAACAGGCAATCATTGGTTTTAGGTCTGTGTCTTTGTTTGCTTCACTTGTAAACTCCGGATAGAGGTCCTTGTTAGCAATCAAATACTTAATTAATCTTTGCTCAAAGAATGCAGCCTTTTGTGCATAGTGTTCCATGCCAAAGGCAACCTCTGATCTGGTAACACTTCCTGAGAAATCTCCAAATTGAGTCTGCAATCCTTTATTTTTTAGTTGATATGTCAATCCAAAGACAGCATCTTCTGCACTTCTCCATGCAATGACAGGCTGTATGTATGCCACAAGTGTCTCCTCATCATTATTTAAGGTCTGATTGTTATACTTTGTAAGTAGGTAATTGTAAAACACTGTACCTAAAACAGGCATAACTCTGAGCTGTGCCTGTGTAGCTATGTAAGGAGTAACATCATTGACATCAACATTAGCTGTGATAGGTGTGTTAGTCTTTAAATAGTTCTCTGTAATAAAGTATATCATGGTGCTTCTGTTGGTTTTGGTTTCAATCCAATTAAATTTCTTAGCTCATCTTGAGTCATTGACTCTATGATTTTATTTGCTAAGGCAGGGTTCATTGAATTAATTATATTTGAAATCTTTGCTACATCTTCCTCTATCTCTACAATGCTATCATTAATGATCTGAAAGTTACTAAGTTCAAACTTACCTGGTATCTTAGCAATCACCATTAGATCACACACAACATCCTCTACTTGAGACCTTAACGGCATAACAACATTCTTTTCAAATATAACATAAGCCTGTTTGATATCACTACCGGATCCTAGTGCTCCTTGTGTTCTTACACCCATGAGGATAGGATCTATTGTATGAGCAAAGCATATCTGCTCTGTGTTCAATGATGATGCCTCTTGAAATAGTTTGTCATTGCTATTTGTAGGTAAACTCTCTATTTTTGGTAGTGCATCTTGATTGTTAGCAAAGAATGCCACAGCTTTACCTGCATTAGCAGCACCTTTCAGCCTATCAATGGTCTGCTTGATCATGTGCTTCTCCTCCTCAGACTGTGGTCTCTTAGGAAACATCATAGCAAAGGATGGAAAAATAGAGTTTTGGATGTTGCTCTTAGCAAAGTAACTCAACTCACCACTTAAAAATGCAAAGTTTAAAGCTGAGGTGTATTGAGGCAAAGGATAAAACTCTTGGCCTAGTGTCATTAACTCATAGCAGTACAGCTGCTCATAGTCAGTACAAGTAGGATGGTACTTTTTGATCGGTATTATGTCAATCCTTGAGGACCAGTCATCACATAGATAATACATTTGCATATCTTTTGATACCCTGACCTTCTCTGCTGAGATTAAATAAGACTTAGTGAGCTCACCTTTTTTATTAAAACACACTTTAAAATATACTCTGTGGTGAACTATCAGCTGTTGAGCTATTGCTCTTGCAGTCTTATTAAGTTTGATTTTTTTCTCAAAGGTGTAGATGTTTAACTTGTCCTCAGCTGACACCTTCTCGGTGTGTATTTCATAGCCACCACCTACAGCTGCATTAGTTTTGTAATCAACAATAGCACCATGTAAAGGAGATGTGTAATAAATCTGATTAAGCAGCTCTGGATAAAGATTGTCCTGTCCAAAAGGTACATAACCTGCAATTTGATACCTGCCGTTTACATAAGGCAGTGAGAGGTTTGCTCCTCCTACCTTTTGAAATGGTGTTGAGAAGGATTGATAACCTTCTACCACTTCTACTTGTTTTGGCTTATTGCCAATAAATCTGTCATACCATGCCATTAGTCATAGATTGAATTTGTTTGTATTCCTGCCACTACCATTCTACCTTCCTCTATCATATTTAATCCTGTAGGATCCATTGTTGACTCATCACTTTCATAAACCTTATACTTATACTGTCCTTTTACAAATTCAATATCAGCAGGTTCGTCCAATGTAAACAGATTAAATCTACTTGTATAAGGTGATGTATCTGTAGGCTGCCAATAGATAGGATCCTCAGCAGTATCAAACTCACCTTCAAATTCAAATAAGTAAAAGACAGGAGATATAGTTGTTACCTCAGTTAATGTCAATACAATTTTATTCTCTGTATCCTTTTCAAGATATATCATACCTATATTGTATCAATGAAGATAAAAAATTAAAAAAGCCTCACAATGTTGCAAGGCTCTTTTATGTATTTGTGTAATCTTTTAGATACCTACTAAGGCCTCAGCAACACCGTCCTCAATTTCGTGGGCCAAGTTTTCATTTTCAGCAACTAGAGTAACGGAGTACTTACTACCATCAGCCCTGGCTGTGCCACTTCCTTCGCCTGTTCCAGTCAATTGTAAGTCAGGAAAATACCAATACTTACCATTCATATCTAAAACTACAGCAACTAAGTAGTCTTGACCTGCTCCTAAAATTTTGATTGCTTTTGATTTGAGGTGCTCTCTTCTATGAAACATCAATGTAATAGTCTGTGTAATGTAACTAGATCCATTGATTAAATCAATAGCTGCTTCCTCTGTGTAAGATGACACATTCCTACGAAATTGCATCTCTTCAAATGCATCACCACCATTTATTAAAGAAATTCCATCAATCAGGTAATCATTAGGAGGATCATCAAAAGTGATAGATTCTGGGTCAATCTGATCTTGTCGGTTGATAAAAATTCTCGCAATGCCACCTGTGTTATTTTCACAGGTTTTAACAATGCCTATTAATGTTGAACAGCTCATGTTTTATTTTTTTTAAATGTTTTTAAATAAGGGGTGAGATATACCCACCCCATCTATCAAGATTAATTGTTATTCAAAACATACGTTATAGACAACAATCTCTGCAGGGTTAACAAATGCAAAACCTGCTTTAAGGTTTACACGAGTTCTCAAGTAAGGCTCAGCAACAGTGTCAGACAAGTTAACAGCTTTCAATGCTTTGTCATCTCCTTCACCATCAAATGCATAGATCAGGTTGTTTTTCAATGTAAGTACTATTGTGTTTTCAGGCATACCTTGACATACTACAACATTTACTCCTAAGAATGTCAATCCAAGTGGTAAAGTTACAAATGTGTTTGTGTTACCTTGAGCAGCTGCAAGTTCGTATGCATTAGCTACATCAGTAGATACATACAATCTTAGATCTGCTTTTTTACGGATGATAGATGCAGGAGCAGCAGCAAAAACAGCAGTTAACTGATCAAGTACATTTGAGTTGTCTATTTGTCCATTGTAAAGTCCTACAACATTCTCATCAGCGCACAATCCTTTTAGGTATCCATCACACAAAGACAATAAATCATCTTCTGAGTCTGTATCACCTTGCCATCTTAAAAGCTCAAGATCTGATCCTACTTTGGCTGCCATCTCATTCCAATAGTATGCCATAAAAGATGCAACAGTGAAATCACCATTAGATCCTTTTGCCATTTGTAAAGCTAAGAATGATTGCTCTACATCAAACTGACAGATCTGTGCCATTGCTGACAATGCACACACCTCAATATCTACTGCATCTAACTGATCTTCTGGTGCAGTGAATGGACAAGTACTTGCCTGTAAAATTGGTGCAGCAAATGTTACATTAGCCAGTTTTGTTTTTGATTTGATACCTGGTAATGTACGGAAATTGTTAGGTATATCCTCTGAGGAAATATACGCTGCTGAGTAAAACTCATCTGGGTTTGCATTTAATAATGCGTTAGACTCAACTTCTAAGTCAAATTTTAATTTACGGTTCATGTTTATCTGGTTTTTGAAAATTTTACAAATGCTTTAAAAAGCTCTCTTGAGCTCATGTAATTTTTTTTGGCTTCCACCTCAGTCTCTTCTTTTTCTCCTTCCATTGCTGAGATGTGCTCCTCTAATTGATTTTTGAGGTCAGCTATGATAGCCAAGATTTGATTAACCTGCTCCTCCATTACAGGAGTAACAATTGCAAGAACAGCCTCAGCATCAGCAGTTACATCTACTGCCATTTTTACTGCCTCCTCTTCTTCTTCTTTGACTTCTTCTTCTGCTGCTTCAACTTCTTCTTTTTCTTCTTCCTCCTCTGCAACTTCGTCAGCCATTTTTTCTTCTTCTTTTAACTCTTGAGAGTTAGCTTTGATCTCAACAATCTCACCATTTTTTACAACGTAGATTTGATCTTTAATTAAGTGTTCACCTTCTGGTAGTTTCATATTATTTTGTTTTATGATTTCCGATAATTTAAGTCCTAAAAAGCCTTCAATGCTATATCCTAACTGATTTGACTCTACTAAATGTTGATAGTATTCTTTGTCTGTAATCTGTGTAGTAATCATTAGAGTTCCTTTTGGTACTTCGATGCCATAGGTAGTGTATGCTTTATCCTCTTTTGGGTTCTCTACCATCCATGTCTCTAAGATATATGCAGGTACTTTTTCTTGTGCATTATGTTCAAGGTTAAATATGTCCTTGTTCTGTAGGTTCTGCATAAACTTACTATGGATAGACTCAATGACCTCCTCAGTAAAAAGCACATCATACTCAGTGCCATCCTCATCCTTACGATATATCTGCATGGGTATCATAGCCGGAGCTACAATTCTCATCTTGACATCATCCTTAAAAGTCATTTGAGCTACAGCATTAAATGCCATGCCTAAAACTTTTATGGCCGGAGTTGAGGTAAAGGCTATCATCTCAACACCTAAATCTTCACCATCAGAATACTCAGGATCAATAGTAATTTTATACACTGGTCTGTCCATGCCTATATTGTAAAAAGTTTTATATTTGTTAAAAATTAATTTATGGTAACAATACTAAACAAAGAAATTCCTAACCAATTGAATGAGCTGAACATTGAACAGTTCGAAGAAATCACAGGCATCTTGAATGATACATCTTATGATTACATTGAAAAACACCTGAAAGTGTTTGAGGTTTTTGGCTTTACAGAAGATGACTTTCAAGATACAAGTCTTGATGAGTTCAAAATATATGTTAAAGAGTTTAACAATATAAATACAAAATGTAATATAAAGAAATCTGTAGTCATTGATGGCTACAAATATATTGGAGTTAGTGGTAAAAGTTTTATTCTATCTGTCAGAGATACTAAACACATTGAGAAGATAATGAAAAATAAACACAAAGGCTATTTGTCAGAGGTGCTGTCAGTTCTGTTTAAACGTGAGGACCTATCTAATGTTGAGCACTATGATCCTACACACATTAAACATAAATCAAAGCTCATTAAAAACTTAAAGGCTGAGTATGCAGTTCCTTATTTAATAGAGATAGGTAAAAAATTAAAACAAAAAGTAGAGATACAAAATGCAGCTACCTAAATCATGGAGTGATATTGATGTTTACACCTTCAAAGAAATAAGATCAATCAGTACAGATAATGGTGAATGGACTAGAGACATAGAAACACTTGCAATCATTATGGATGTTTCTACTGATAGCCTAGATGATTGTGATATTACTGATCTGACTACACAAATGAAATCAATAAATTTTTTAAATTCTGAGCCATCTAAGAACTTCAAAAATAATATAGAAAATTACATATTTAAACCATTTGAACAATTGACTTGTGGTGAGTTTATTGATCTTGAGTATTATTTTTCAAATGACTATATCAAACACATTAGCCACATTGCTGCTATAGTTTACAAAAAACATAAAACAGATGAGTGGCATAACCTTGTCTATGAGCCTTATACATACAATCCTAATAACAGATCAGAAGAGTTTGATAATGTTTGTGTGAATGATATTTATGGCATCATTCCATCTTATCTAAATTTTAGAAAAACCTTTCTAGAAAAATATATGCTCTTGTTTGAGGATGATCCTGGACCAGAAGATGAGGATAAAAATACACCATTGAGTAAAGAAGATCAAGAGCACAAGTCAGCTGTAAAATGGGGATGGGAGAGATTGATATATTCACTTTGTAATGAAGATCTAACTAAATTTGAACAGGCAACTAATCTGCCTCTCATACTTGCCTTCAATATGTTATCAATGAAAAAGGACCTTAACCTGTAAAATCTAGTTTACCTGTAAATGATCCACCAATAGGCTCAAAAGAATAAATGATAGATCTCTTCTCACCAAGTATTGTAGCTACTTGCAAGATAGGATATCTTTGTGTGAGCCATTCTGTATATTGTCCGTAAATCTCTGCTGTGATACCTTCACTATCTAGCCTCTGAGTAAGCTGAGCACAGAACTCATAAGGAGGAATGACACCACCATTCCAAAGAAAAGCTCCATTATTTAAAAAGCCAAAGTAATACATAGCAACTATTTGTATCTCTAACTCACCAAGAGCAGGTACTTGAGCATTAATACGCACAGAGTCATACAATGCTTCTGTGTCTATAGCTCCTGCTTGTCTAATGAGTTGCTGTAATATCCTTTGTATTTTTCTCCTGGTAGGATACTTTACATTGAATACTCCTGCATCTGGATACCTTGCCATAAGTTTTAGATTGTTAACTCAACAGCACCACCACCAGTAAGTACAGTAACAGTAGTAAATTTTGCTCCATTAAAAGGTCTGATCTCTGTACCTGCAGGTATTGTAGATTGTGGAGTTGAAATGTAATCAAGTTCATTCAATCCATTGGTATCTTCAAATTGTAATCTTGTAGGTGCTACAACCTTGATGACATCAAATCTGGTGGCATCATAGGTGCCATCTTGTGTATTTAAAATGTATGTACCTTGTTTCTTTGATAGTATAGCTAAATCGTCTGACATAATTTTTTATTTATTGTTTCTACCTATATTGTATCATGTAGATACTTTTGTTATTAATCTTCTAGTGGCACTTGGCAATCAGTCCAGTTACTCATATCAACATCCAAAGTCATTACCCATCCTGCTGCATAATCTAAAATCTGATTATTCAAAGGTGTTAATGTTGGCTGTCCTAAGATATCAAAGTCTCTATCAGTGCTAAATGTAAAATAGTTCACCAAGTCAATTAATATCTGATGGCAGTCTGAAAGTATTACTGTGATATTTGCTCTGTCCTTTTGAATGATATCCAGGCAGGTTATCTCAACTGACATAGTGTTAGTATTCTCTGTAGGACTTGCAGATATTGGAGCTACAAATATGATCGGATACTTCTCATCCTTTGTGGCAAAGTTAGGTAACTGCTCAGCAAAATCACTGCCTACCTTTTGGACCTGTAAGTGATCTGTGTAAAATGTTTCTATCTTGTCTATTAAGGCTTGATAACTTGTCATAATTCTGCGTTCTTTTTAATGTTAGCAATTTTGTTTTGAACATCTGTGATTTGTGTTTCACTTACTATAGCATTTACAGTTATAGTTTGATTGTTCTGTTGTTGATTGTTATTACCTAGATTGTTAAATTGATTAGGTTGTCCAAATAAAGTAACAGAAGGTGTTGCAGTTTGTGT